AGGCGTCCTTGCCCCAGGTGTAGAGGGTCATGAACCCGGCGTTCTGTTCCCAGAACTTGTGCGTCAGGTAGCTCTGCGCCAGCTTCGCAGCACCGGCATAGCGCGGGTGCTTCGGCTTGCACTGCATGGAGTCCTTGCTGGTGGCGAACACGCGCACCAAGCTGGGCAGCATCCACTCGACGGTATCGGCCACGTCTGTGGCGACGATGCTTGACCGATCAGGCACGGCGGGCGGGGAGAGTTCGCCCTCGGCCTCAGACCGATAGAACTGCAGGTTGCGCAGGCGCTTGAGAGCAATCTCGCTGTCCGGGGCGCCTAAAGCCTGGCGAAGCTCCTTGTGCAGCAGCGCGGCAAGCTCAGCCTTGCCGTACTTGTCCTTCTTCGCCATGGGTTACGCGCGCCCGCCGCTGATCGACGCGGGAGCAGCGCGCCGGGCTTGATGTCCACGTCGCGCGCTGCGGCCCATTTCCCGGTGGGTCACGCTCGCCGGGGGCTGCAGCATCAGCAGCCCTTGCGCTTGGGCATGGTGCCCTTGTCGCCGCGCTTCTTCGGGGCTTCTTTCTTCGTCGCCATGCTTTGCCTCGCCGGAAATGAAAAAGGCCCGCCGGGTTAGGGTGGGCCTTGAAGGCTTGACGGATTCGCGCCGGCTATGCGGCCTGCCGAGTAGGCATCCGCAGGCGCTGGCGTCCCCAGGTGCCAGCAGTGTGACTCATTTTTATGCAGGATGTCAAGCCCTCGCGATCATCTGGTACAGGTTCCACCAGATCCGCAGCCCCAGCAGGTGCCGCTCAGCCGACAACCGCGCAGGCACGCCCAGCAGCCGCAACTGGTGCCCGATGGACTGCCGCCGCGGCACGTACAGCACTGACAGCACGGCGCGCTCGGAGTCAGGCACCCGCACCAGAGCCCTCTGCGCGGCCACGCGCTGTGCTGGCGTCAGTGGCACATCGGCAGGCGTGCGGCGCGACTCCATGGCCTCGATGCCGGTTGCACGGTAGCGGCCTTCAGCACTGCCGCACGTGCGAGCACCGCGCCCGGTGTTGGCTGCCCACCGGCCGTAGCGCGTGAGGATGGCGTCGGCCTCGTGCAAGCCTTCGGGGATGTCAGCGGAGTAGTTCTGCACCTGTGCGCTCATGCGATGCGGCCGAGGCCGGGGTAATTGATCGGGGCGCCCCAGGTCGCCGTCGGCGGCTCGTGCGCCACGCACATCAGGCCCCAGGCGTCCGCTCCGTGGCTAGACCAATCGTGCATTGGCCCCAGGCCTATGCCGCGCTCGTCGTCGCGCTTTTCCTGATACCACGCCAGCGCCTCAAGACCAGGCCCGCAGGTGGGCTCGTGTATCCAGATACTAGGCCATAGGCGCCGCGCCTCCTGAATGCGGGCCATCGCCGCACCTTTGCCCTGGTTCGGCACGACGGTGACCGTGTAGCCCGCCTCTCTGAGCGCGCTGGCGTAGCTCACGTCATACACCTTGTCTTGCGTGTCGCCGTCGTGCGGCAGCCAGATGTCGGTGGTCTTCGCTGTGTGCCCTTGCGCGGCCAGCCACTGCAGATGCGCGCTCACCGGCTGGCCGACGGCCTCGTAGTAGTCCAGCACGCGGATTTGCAGCCCCACGAACTGCGCGATCCAGATGGCGAAGGCGTCGGCCTTGGCCCCGGTGCCGCCGATGTCCACGAAGGCCCGCTTGCGCATGATCGGGTCAGCCGGGACGATGCCGATTCGGCCCTCTTCTCGCGCCTTGAGGATGTAGCTGGCGAAGTAAGCGCCCTCAACCACGCGGAGATAGTCGCCTTCCCAGACGTGCGGGTAGCTGCCCGGCCGCATCTCCATGTCCTCGCGGCGCTCGCGGTCCAACTTCGCAGGAAACCGCGGGTTGTCGCGCCAGTTGACCTCGGCGATCTTCATGCGCGCTGTCCGCTGCACCCTGAAGCGCTTGTCGGTCGCGCTGCCATTGCGCTTTGGGTTCCACGTCACCCACAGCTCGGCGTGCCAGTGCTCGCCCTCTTCCCGCAGCGTCGGGATGAGGATTTGCCACGCGCTCTCGGTGACGTTCTCCGCCTCGTCAACCCAGGCCAGCAGGATGCGCGCCGTTGACTTGATGCTGTCGATGTTGCGGTCAAGGCCCGCGAACACGTACCGCACCCGGCCGTCCTTGGTCTTGATGTAGGTCTCGCCCAGGTCAAAGTGGGCGGCCAGCCAGGGCTCCTCCGCAATCGCGGCCTTGACCTCGGCGAACGACGAATCGGCCAGGGAGTTCTGATACTGGCGGCCGCAGAGAATGACGCCCTCGATGCCCTCTTTGGCGAAAGCATAGGCCCGCACCGCCGACATCTTGGCGAAGCTGCGCGTTTTGCCGCTACCCCGGCCGCCGTGAGCGCCGCGCACGTCAGCCTCCCCGGCAAACACCGGGATCAGCTTCGGGACAATGGCGATCTGAGCGGTCGTCACTTCGGCTGCAGCGGCACGATCTCGATCCGCGCGACGGTTTGCACCGGGCCGCCGTCAGCGCCTGTCACCTGCAGCGGCAGCACCTTGCCCACCAGCGTCAGGAACGCACTGGCCGTGCGAGGGTCAGATGCGCGCTGAATCAGGTACTCGACGCCGCCGGCACCTTCGAGGGCCTGCAGCACCATCTCCTTGACTTCGCGCGTGGTCTTGTTCATCGACCCCTTTGGACGCCCCGGCCCCGCGCCCATAGCCGCGGCGCCTGTGGGTTTGCGCTTCGTTTTTGAAACCGTTGCGACCATCTTCACTTCCTTCGTTTCAATCGTTGCAGTCAAGGCCACGCGAGCAGCTTCTCGCGGATGGCACACGCCGCCGCTTCCACGGTGATGTCGTGGCCTTCCTTGATCCACACGCGCCACGGCTCACGGCTGCGCCGATAGGCCAGCATGGGCTGCACGCCCTCAAGCTCGGCCTGCTCGACGGCCTGGCGCCACCAAGCCGGCCGCGAAAGCGACTCGCACCGCTTGACCTCAATCGCCCAGCCCTTGACGACGAGGCAATCAGCACCGCCGCCGCGCGTCTGCTGCAGATTCCGCGTCAGCATCTCGCCCAGCTCGGCGCCCAGCAGGCGCAGGAACTCGCGCTCACCGGCCGCGCCCTTGTTGCGGCTCATGCGGCCACTCACGGCGCCTCCTTTGGCGTGGCGAACGTCTCGGCCAGGCGCACGCGGATGTCAGCCACGCGGTAGCCGAAGGCGCCTTTAGCGGCGGCATTGCTTAAAGCCAAGGCGGCGGCGTGTCTGCTCATGTCGTGGCTCCTGTAGGGTTGCGGGCGCGTTGGCGATGGGCTTAGTCGGTCAGGCAAGTTGCATGTAGTCTGAAAAACGGGTGTAGCTGCTGGCAGCGCCGTCAAACTTGGCATTGATAAGCAGTTCGCTACGTTCGACGCCGAAGACGGTCATCGGCTTGGCGAGCGCCACGACGTATTCAAAGCACCCGTCTGTCTTGACAGTCAGGCGCCGCATCTCTGTGATGACGCCGCAAAACTGAAAGTCTCCGCAGTAGATGCCTTGAACTTGTTGGCCGACTTGCATGTTGCTTGCTCCGGGTTGCGTGTTGCGATGGGGTCTACTGTACGCCCACGCTAAACCTTTGCCATAGGTGTAAACCCTATCTCCACCGCCCACGGCCCCCGGCGCTGCTCGTAGACGTAGCGCACCCGCTCTCGGTCCCGGTCGTCTACGCCTAGCCACGCTGCCACGGCGTCGCGTACCGCTTTGAGGCTTCCGGCGAGATTATCGTCATCAAGGCCGCTGCTCGGGGCGATGCGGGTCAGGATCACCCGGCACGGTAGCTCGGGCTTGACCTGGCTCTGCAGCAGCCACGCGGCGGCCTCTTTCTCGGCCTTGACCCGGCGGGCGCGGGCGAAGTGATGCTCGCGGGAGTTTTGCCCTCGCTCGGTGCGGATGGGAACGACTATCACCAGGCCTCCCGGTATGCCATCAGGGCGTCGCGCAGCTTGTCGCGATCGTCGGTGCCGAAGTGCGCCTCCAGCCGCTGCCGTACCCGGTGCGCGAGGCTTTGCGATATCCCCATGGCCTGCCCGGTTTGAGCTAGCGTCTTGCCCATTAGCAGGCAGTCGGCTACCCCGCAGGCTAAGGCGTGCCAGTGTTCGCGCTGTCGGCCGGCTCTGTTCATGGCTTCTGCGCGTAGCCTGGGCAGTGTTGTTTCAACACCGCCAGCGCCCGGCTGATTTCCGCGCTCCACAGGGCTGCGCGCTTGTGGTTGTTGCACCGCAGCGGCCGGTAGTGCTGGCATGTCGTGCAGGTCACGCGCGGGTCAGTGTCGAGTTTGTTTTCTTCCATCTTCAAGCTCCAGTGCTTCCGATGCCCGTTTCCCGATCATCACCGGGCGGCCGGTCAGCAGCCCAGCGCCAGCGTTCGCCTGCTCGTGCATGCCCACCAGCCGGTCAGCGTGCGCCTCGTCAGGGCGCGAACTGTAGGCGCGGAATAGCTCGCAAAAACGGCGCTGCAGGAACGGCAGTTCATCCATCGGCGCTTGGCAGATAGCCGGCCAGCCGCCCATGTCCACGATAGCCGAGTGAATGGCCTTGTCCCCGAAGTCAGGCGACCCATACATGCCGACGCTGCCGATAGCCCGGTGGACAGTGCCCCA